ATATGTGACTTCTAGCGGAATTCTGTTAATCATCGCAGGAACCTTCCTTAAGTTGTTGCGCGAACGACAGTGCCAGATGTCGGCCAGGTAACCGAGAGCGTTGCAAGATCTCCAACAGCGCTAGCGAACGGCTGATACTGATTGACAAGACAGACAGCCGTATAGCTCGGGTTCGTTGCCGAGACCGTGCCAGACGTAGGAACGATCACGACAGTAGCAAGGCTGTTCAGGAGCGGAAATAAAACGCTATCAACGGACGCCGAGCCAAAATCCTGATGGAAGTCCAGCGTGATGCTTGCGCTCTTCAACCCGCCAACGCGCGTGGTGAAAGTAGAGCCGAAAGCCGTTGTCTCTACTTCTGCTGATTCAATCGAAAGATCAACGGAGTTAATGGAACTAGAAAAATCCGTCCCGTTAATGGTTACCTTATAATCAATCGCAACGAATTTTGGCATTGTTCCTTACTCCTTTATGCGTAGACGGTTACTGAAAAGTCCGCAGTGAGATAAATCGTATCTCCTATGGACGTTGAAGCGTACGAAAGCATTTCCGTAACGTGCAGGGATTGAGCGATGCCCCCGAGAGTCCGGTCAGACTCAATTGCAGTCTTAATGGATGATGCTCCTGTCGGATTGCAGTAAGCATCTATGGAGGCCTGAGCGTTTCGATCAGAGGCGCGTCCAACGATCACCGTTACAACGAATTCATACTGATCTAGCCCACGATGAAACGCCCGGTCATATGTGATGGTGGAAGGAATGACGACAGCCTGCGGAGGAGTCGGCGCATCGGGGACAGTTGCTGATGTCCGTAGGCCGCTGATCGTTGCTAGGTTCGTTGCTATGCCAGTGCGCAAGGTTCCAATAGTCACGGTCATGCGATGCCGACCATTCGCCGGTAAGGCTCCACTAGCTGCGCTACATCAGGATCTAGCGCTCTCGTAACGCGGACGACTCCAAGCTCATTGAAGCCTGCAACCCCGAGCGGGCTTTGTAATCTGGTGAAAATTCTTGACCCTTGCAGAACAGCCGCCTGAGTCACAACGATAGGGACCGCAGGGAAGCCGTATACGCCCGTAACTCTCACCGTGGCCTCTCCACCCGCAGCAGGCCAAAGGTAATCCTGAATGGCCCTGATTCGCGTATAGGGCACGGTCTGACCGTTGGCTACTCCATTGAGCGGCTCAAGCTGATAATCAGTAGTCTTCCACGTTACGTCAAAGACTCCATCAGCGCCGGTAGAGGAAGTGATCGTTACCGCTGTTCCTGCGAGATCATCAATCTGAATCACATACTCATCGGAAGGAGAGAAGGCGCGCGTAACCGTTCCTGAAGTGCCAAAGGTTCGCCCGCAGTAACCATCAATGAGATCTGATGCCGCAGAACCGGCCATATTGATCAGCGAGTCATCTACTGAATCAGTAATGCGCAGCGCTGCTTTGATCTGCGCCGTACTCGCATAGAGGCTCATGCTGATCCTTTCCGCAGGTATTCGATCATTCTACCCATCATTTCTAGCAATTGATGCTGACAGAAGGAGAGCGGAACGAATGCCCCTCTAGCGTCAGATTCACGAACGGATTAAGGCTCATCACTCCTACGCCCATTGATCGCAGTTTTTTTGCCACCTTTGGCAATTGCTGCTCCCAAACCGGGTAAGGCTTTGGATCGCCTGGCGCGTATCCTTCGATTGCGTCCCGCTCATCCAAGATCCCGCAATCAGCGCCAGCAAGAATGATGAACTTCGCTCCAAGATACGCCGCAAAGTGCATCCCCATATGCAGCGAGGTAGGCCCGCAGACAAGATGATCATTATGAGTCGGCCAGTGCTCGGCAGTATCAAACGCTGAATACATCTGCGGGTTTGTTTCAACGAAGAATACGTTTGCTTGAGTCGGTCTAGTCTTCGCCGGGTATCCGATGCCTTGCTCAATCATCGGAACGATCACCGGGAGATCAGGCCTAGCATCAGCGAGGATATGAGCGTCTAGGTGGTAGTGAGTGACTGAATAGAAGTCTTTAAGCCCGAGCGCCTCGCCGGATCTGTTGATACAGACTGTCGTTTTGTCATCGAAGAATCCTCGCGGTACATGATCAAGCGTCGCGCCAGAGCCAATAACGTAGATCGTTTCTCCCTGATGCCTACGCTTAAAGTCTGTGTACTGCTCAGCCATTAATCCCACGAATTCACTCGCCTTCGCTCAAGACTCCAGCCGCCTTCGTTCGGCTTCTCTCGCTTCCTCTGCCAGTAGTCGCAGTTATTCAGGTAGGTAGTGTTATTGCGCTCGCCGAAAAATTGAAGGGTAGAGGAATTGTGATGAATGATCGGGATCTTTGAGCGAGTGATCTTCACTCCTTCGATCTGGCATCTCATTTCATAGTCGGTATCTTCAAAGTAGGCTGGATGAAAGCCTTCATCAAATAGGCCAACGCGCTTGACGGCATCCTCAGACAGCGCAAACGCGCTCCACGGCTGCGGAGACTCAGCGAGCAGCACTCCATCCGTAGCCTGCTCAGAGAAGGCCCTAAGGGAGCCTGCGGGCCATTCGAGATCGAAGTTCGCAATGAGCCACCACGGCGCGAATGGGTCAGCCTTGATCCCTAGATTCCAAGATCCTGCCACGCCAAGATTCGCAGGCATCTTGATTACCTTTGTTGACTGAACGTGCTCTACGGGCCAGCCTGAGGAAGTAGTGAGCGCGTCCCCATTGTCAATGATGATCAGCTTACGAATGGGATAGTCGATTGTGTCCAGCATCCTGTAAAGGATCTCTGGGCCCTTCAAGATAGGAACGATCATGCAAGGGATCACCGCAGAGCCTCCATCGCCGGAAGCCAATAATTATCAAAGACAAAATCTGCGCCGTACTGCGACACGAAGTCTTGCGCTATCTGAGATCTTCCACGGCCCCGAGCGTAAGCCGCTTCCATCGCTTCAATGATTGAAGGGATGCCAGGCGTAATCATCCAAGCGCGTTGCGGAGAATCCCAAAACGGCTGCCCCTCAACTAGCCAGCCATCGCCGAGAAGCTCGGGAGATGCGCTCGCATTCGTGCAGATGACCGGTGTTCCGCAGGCCTGCGCTTCGATCTGAGGAACGCCGAACCCTTCGCCCATAGAACAAATGAGCAACGTATCCATTGCGCTATAGATCGCAGCGAGAAGATCATTACCAATACCTGAGCGGTAAACGTACTGATCAACGAACACGATTTGATGATCAGGAATCCCGCACGCGGCAGCAAGCTCGCGCAGGTTGATTCCTCCCATCCCTCCGCGATCCTCCGTATGAATGTAAAGCACTGCATCTTCATGATGCTTAGCGAACATAGAGAAGGCTAAAAAGGTTTCAGGAAAGGCCTTGCGCGGAGGGTATGCGCCCTTATTCGCGCTGACCATTCCGAATACGAAACGATCTTCAGGAATACCCATGAACTCGCGCCCGGTCAAATCCTTACCGCCTGCATTAATGGACTCAGTAGGCTTGAAGATCTTTTCAATAGCGTGCGGAACATAGAGACATTCAATGTCAGCGTTATTCAGCATCGCTTCACCAAAGCGGCTCATCGCTATAGGAGTCACGTTCGGACGTCGGCACCAGGCCGCAACATCTGGAGGAACCGGAGAATGATCGATAGGAACCCATGAAGCGATTTGTTCCACATCGTCCCACTGAGAACCCTTGAAGATGTAGACATCGTAAAGAGTGATGAGGAGCGGATCTAGCGCTGAATGCTCATGCCGCCAGGCGTGATAGTTCGCTACCACAACATCATTTGAATGCATCTCAAAGCCGCGCGGATACTGCCTAACCCCGTGCCAATCAAGGGTAGTTCCCTCTAGACCGTAGTTAGAGGAGACAGCGACGGAATGCCCCGCTGCTTGCAGTCTCGTGATCGTTTGCGCAGTCTGCGCACCGTAACCGGTTCGAGCCCACGGGCTGTTTGAATTCCAGAGGATCGCCCTGGCTTCACTTCGCTTCTTCAGCGGCTTACTTGGCTTGCGTTTGTTGGACATCGCAGATCCTTTCGCAGGTTGACCTAATCGGGGTTCCGCACCCTGCGATAAATACGGAACCCCGACTAGGGGCAGAGAGGGTATTACTAGGAAGCGCCACCGATGAAGTACTTAACGTGCGACGTCTGCGGCAGGTTTCCGTCAACGCGGAACGTGCAGCGGAACGTTACGAGATCAGCGCTAAAGGCGAAGTCATCTGAGCGATCCAGACGAATTCCACCAACAGTCCGAACGTAGTAGCTCGGGAAGTGACCGGCGACGACAGACTTCGCGCTAGTAGCAGCAGCAGCCATTGCCGGATTCTCAATCAGAGGAACACCGAGAACACGATCAGGCGTAGCCTCGCTCATTGACGGCTGGAAGACGAAACTTCCATTGCCATCCTGAAGGGTACGCATTGCAGCAATGCTAGAACCCTTCGCCATGAAGCCCGTTCCCGGAAGTGCCCGAGCTGCGGGATCAAGCGAGTAGTAGAGGCTGACCAGATTCGCATAAGTGAATGCGCCCGAAAGACCAGTGCCACCAGTGACGCCCGAACCTGCTGCACTGATTAGCCCCGTCGGTTCCAGGGTCCCGGTCCCGGTCGTGAGCGCGGTATTGACCGCAAACCCGAGAGCGTTACCACAGTTCATAGCGAGGAGATCCAGAACATTGATACCGCTATCGTTCAAAAGCTCCGAGCTCACCTGCGTAAGGAAGCCGTACTTGAAGGCGTTCAGTGTGATAAATGCGGAGAACGTCGGATCAGACTCGCCGAGCGTTGCAGCCTCAGAATTCACAGTCCCGGTGGAATATGTTGCCAGCCGTGGAATTTGTAAATTTTCTCCCCCTGCTGTGTTGAGAGTAGTTCCAACGCTGAGCATCGGACCGACAGCGCGAGCAAGCATGATCACCTGATCATAAAAACTAGTCGGCACCGGGGCGCCCGTCGAAGATCGGCTGATATCGCGGCGCTCGGGTGCGAACTCTGCCGAACGAATCTCGCCACGCGCAAGGCTGCGGATGGTCTCAACATCGTTGATCGACCGAGCCTCAGGAGCATTAACCGGGCGAATCTCATTCTCGTGCCCGGCCTGCGCTGCGCGAACCTCAGACTCGTGCGCAGCCATTGACTTAATCTCATCAATCATCTTCGTACGGCGAGAGAACTCCTCATTCGCACGATCAAACGAAACCCGCTCATCAACAGTCATTGCGCGATCCTCGCTCGCGCAAGTGTCCACGATTGCCTTCGCTACTTCAAGATCCTTTGCGCGCGCTTCGTACTGTGCCTTCAGAACGTCCATTACATTATGCCTTTCAGATAGATGTTTGCCGCAGGTATTTAGATTGGAGGCGGCTCCGCATCCATCGTTAACGGCACCGTTAACGGAGTTATAAGGATGATGCTACATCAGGCTTGCATCTCCATCAATGCAAGCAATTGCTTAGCGACGATCAGAGAATTATCAGGCTTTGATTCCTTCGGGGCCAACTGATCGACTATCCCGCGAATCAGATCAGCCTGCGCGGAATCTAGTTCAGCGCCGCTCTCTAGTTGGGTGAGCGCATCAGCTAGAACCTGCTCATCTATGGCAGTACGCGCAGCGAGTTTCCTTACGGACGCTGAGGTTGATGCATACGCTGGCATTCCGGTGACGGCTGAGACCTCATGGAGGCGCACTTCTGTAAGCGTGCGGCGCATTCCATCTTCGCTCCACATATCTCCACCGCGCGGGACAGAGAAGCCGAACGACATTGAATCTACGATGCGCTGCTCTATGAGGATGCTCAGATTCCTTCCATCAGTAGTCATCGGTAGATCAGCCTCTGCTAGAAGACCTTTGGAATCTTCCTGAAGTCGCAAGGTTCCTGAGCGAGTAGAAGCGAGGAGCGCCGAATCATTGTGATTAACGTACATCCGAATATTGTTACGGCTCTTTAGAGTGCGAGTGAAAGCGCCAGGCCTGATCTGTTCAATGAACGGGAGCGGCTCAGAGTCACTATCGAAGACAGCGGCATAACCTTTAAAAGTCATTTTGTCGCCTACTGCTCTGATCTCCAGGCCTTCCACAAAATGCGCGCGAGTCTCCACTATCGTTTTCGCCTTTCTCGTAACCGGTGGCAGATCAGAAACAGTGACAGCCTTAATACCTAGCGCCCGATACATGCGGCGCATGGAAGGATTATTGTCTATTGCAAGTACGACGTCGTACTCCTCAAGGAGTCTCTGCGCCATCGCACGCTTGAAATTCAATGTGTCAGCAGTAGAGCCGGGATTCATTAGCAAGTCTTCGTATTCGACTCCAGCAGCCGCTAGCGCTTGCTCCGTTGCTGCTCGGTCTGATTCGTTCCGGCCCGTAATGATGTAGATGTCTTCCTCTGACTCTTGCAGGAATTCCACCGTAGAAGCGATGGGCCGAGATCCATTAAGAATCGTGCCATCAATATCAGCGATGATGACAGGATCTCCACCGGCTACGCGCGTCATCTTTCTATCTCCCTGAATGATTGCAGCCTGCCGAGCGAACCACGCGCGCGCTGGAGAAGGGTCCAAAGGATTAATGCCCCAAAGATAATGCGCCACAGCGCCCGGTCCCGGGAATCCCTCATCATTCGCATCATTATTCCGCGAGGCTTCAAGATCGACGGCATGACGCGCAGCCCAAGCGTTAGCCCGAATCACTTTGTCATCAGTGATAGAACCTGAAGCCATCAGCCGCGCATCCCTCACTGTCCCATCGGTGATGCCATCGCCTGCCTTGCCATCGGCGAAATATTCCAAGCCCTTAGCGGCTGCATCCTTCACATAGCCGGGGATCTCTCCCTGAATGCGCTTGCCGGAATCGTTGCGAGTAGAGCGCGGATGATCCTCAGGGAGCAAATCATTATCTGTGACGTAGTTCGGATTCTCCGGCGCTCCAGTGCGCAGCAGATATAGATAGGCATTGACTCGCGCCATTGACCATTGAGCGCGACCGATGCCGGGCCGGTGAGAAGTGGAGTATGCGCCAGAGCCTCTGCGGTATACCGCCGCTAGTTGTCCGTAGGTTGCCCGGGTCCAAGATGGCCGGTCACGCTCAGCCATTGAATCGTTATGCTCTGTGACTTTGTTCCTCAGCGCTGTCTCCGTTGCTGCACTGATCGCAATGTCTCCACCCGCACCGGCAGCGCTTCCCGGCTGGTTCTCATCGCTTCCGGTGATCTGATCCTTTGGAGGGGCAGGAGCGCGAAGCTCGCCGCCTGGCTCCATATCCTCCGCTAGCGAGAGTGCAACCATCTGCGCTACCGCGTCATCCTTCGATTCATGGCAGGCCATGACTTCGCCATCCGCCTTCACCGTTGCCCATGATGGGCAGTCGGGAGATTCGTCCGTAATGAAGTAGGGCATTACTCATCTGCCTTCTGTCGAAGGATGCCGAGCTTTAAGCCTGAGGGATCGCTGAATGCGTAGAGTTCCTCGCCGCGATTCAGGTTTAGCTGGATGGTTTCGCCTACGTCGATGTGAACGCCATTCGCTAGCGTCACATCCTTATTGCCGAAATAGATCAGCTTCGTTGTTCCCGTGGCCTGATTGTGGAGGAAGACGCGCTGAGGATTGCGATCAGCCGGGCAGACTAATTCGGCCACGGTTCCTAGCGTGAATTGATTCTGAGAAATCGTCATGGGTACACGCTCGCAGGATCTGCGGGATTAATGGATGCGACGCTCTGAACAGATGTCGGCGGGATGCCGGTATGCATGATCGCTGGCATATCTAGAGCCTTCAGGGACTCGGCAGGATCGAATCCCGCCATGATCAACCTAGTAAGCATTTGAGTCTTCCTGTCAGTCTCAACAATATTTGCGGCTGCCAGGTTGACGTTAGCGAGCGGCACGCGGTATTCGTCCCCGCCATCGGCAGGCGGCATATCTTCCAAACGATGAATATCGTTGACGCTCAAAAAACCTGCGAGCTGGCCAGTGGAGTAAGCAGCAAAGCGAGTCTGAATGTCACCGCGAAGGATCGCATCCAGATTGAACTTCACGAAGGCAGGCCCGGGAAGAAGCGATGA